CGGCGGGTTAGGCTCACCCGCGGGAGGTGGGCTGTATGCCTAGAGCAAGCGGAGCCTTGCGCGTTGTAGACCCGGATCTGGAACGAGCACTGCGGGACATGCCGCCGGAGGAGGTGCGGTGCCGTGGCGGCCACCACCGGTGGGCCCGGGATACCGTGCTGCCGGGGGAGGAGTGGCCGGATGCGGTGCGCGCCTGGCCGATGGAGGACAGCCGGATCAAGATCCAGGACCCGTGCGTGGACTGCGGCATGGCGTGGCGGATCACCAGGACCGGCTTCGGCGGGGAGCTGGACGCGTTCGCCACGTCGTACATCGTCTACAGCGAGGAGTGGGTGACCATCCCGCAGGGCCTGGACCGCCGCAAGCGGACCATCCGGGCCGAGGGTCACCGGCGGGCGGGCCGGAAGAACGCCCGGCACCTGCAGGCCGCCCTGGACCGCACCGAGCGCCAGGGCTCGCTGCCGGTCCAGCCGGTGCGGTTCGCGCATGCGGGGACCGCCTGATGCCGGCCGTTACGAAAGTCGTCTTCTACGCCGACGACAAGTGGCCTGACGAGCACGTGGAAGCCGCCGAGATCGTCCGGGTGACCGTCATCCGCCAGCCCGTGGGCGGCGGGGAGCCGGTGCGGCGGGCGGCGGAGCTGTACCTCACCGGGGGCGCTGCCGCCGAGCTGGACAAGGGACTGGACCCCTGGATGACGATGGGGCACGCGATCGGCAGTTCCCCGGCCGTCGAGGACGTGGGTACCGGGACCGGGAGGCGGAGCAAGAACCTGCGCTTCGGCCCGCAGGACACGCCCAAGGGCAGCAAGGCCCGCCGGGACTGGTGGCAGGGCATGCGGGACTGGGCCGACGGCCTGGGCCTGCGGAACCCCAAGGACCCCGGCAAGAAGGCCTACCAGACCACCACCGGCAAGGACTACCCGCCGGTCGACCTGGCCGAGGGGTACACCCTGCACCTGCAGGGCCGGGAAGCCGAGGCGCTGGCCAAGGTGGCCCGGTTCCGGCCGAGAGAGGAGGCTGCGTAGTGGCTGGCGGCTGGGGTTCCGTCACCGACGAGCAGGGCCGGTACTACGGCGCCGGGACCATGGACACGGGCGGGGACGTGGAGGAGTTCGCCGAGCAGGTGTTCGGCATGGTCACCTGGCTGGCGCACAAGCTGGCCGGCGCCACCGGGAGCACCGTGGAGGCGTGCATCTCCGACGCCGGGGACCACTGGCGGGAAGGCCTGCGCATGGGCGGGCGCTCGGACGGCGCGGAGGACTGATCTCTGGGCGGCATGCGGAAGGTCCCTGACGGCGTGCACCGCGAGCGGGCCGACGGCCTGCGGCCCGCTGAGTGGTACGTGATCTGGCTGGGATCTCCGCATGCCAAGGGCTCGGTGATCATCGGGCGGTCCCGGCGGCTCGGCTCGCGGCTGCACCGGTTCTTCCCCGAGCGCCCCGGCGCGGACTGCCGTGACATCAGGGGCTGGGTGAACGGCGCGGCCTGGCTGCTGGACGTGCACCGCGGCCAGACGATTCCGGGGGCATGACCAAGCCTGTAGCACTCCGCCAGCCGGCCGCCCTGACCGCCCCGCAGCCCGGTGACTTCTGCTGCGTGCCCATCTCGGGCCGCGTCGGCTGGGCCATCGAGCTGGGCCAGTTCCTGGCCGGCGACACGTTCCAGCCCTATGACCATGCCGAGGTGTTCGTGGGCCAGGCCGACACGGCCGGGCCGCACGGCTACACCGTCTCGGCCTACCCCGACCGCCGCGGCCGCAGGCCGCTGCCGTGCGACCCGGCCGTCCTGCCGGGCTCGCTGTGGTCCTCGGGCATCCTGCCGCTGACCGACGCCCAGCGGCAGGGCATCCTCGCCTGGTGCATGAGCCACACCGAGGTGACCTACTCGTTCCTGGACTACCTCGCGCTGGAGCTGCACACGCTGCACATCCCGGCGCCGGGGCTGCGGGGCCGCATCGAGACCTCCGCGCACCTGATCTGCAGCCAGTACGTGGACACGGCCTGGGGCCGGGGCGGCGGCGTGCAGCTGTTCGACGACGGCCGCTGGCCGGGCTACGTCAAGCCGGGCGACCTGGCCATGCTGCTGCAGGCGAAGATGCCGCCCGCCCAGCTGTCCAGGCTGGTGGCCTGATGGAGCACCTGCCGCGCTGGGCGTGCCTGCTCATCGAGTGCGGCGCGGTGGCCGCGGCCGCGGCCTTCGTGCTGTCGCTCATCAGCGGGTGGCCTTACTAGGCACACCTGTCCCATTGCGCATTAAATGCGACATAATGCGGCCAGTCAGGTGACAGGGGCGCACCCGCGTGGTTGGCTCGGCATGTGTCCCAGGCCAGCACCGGGGGCATGAATACGAGGGCCCGCCTTCCACCGCCGGGAAGGCGGGCCTTGTCGTGCCGGGCCGATTCGACAGGGCGTAGGTACTCCCTAGCGCCCCGGAGGATACGGTGCCCCAGCCCGGCAAGCTCGGCCGCAAGCCCATGGACCGCGAGCGCCCGCGGCTCATCCTGGAGCGGTACATCGACTCGGGCGGCCAGCTGGCCAGGAGCGGGCTGCCTGCTGTCCCGCTGAGCAAGAACGTCGACCGCGCGAGCCAGGTCAGCGAGTGGCCGATGTACGTCAACGACCAGCTGGGCTGCTGCACCATCGCGGCCGCGGGTCACATGTTCGGCGCCTGGAACGTCTATGCCGGGCGGGCCGAGGTGCTGTTCTCTGATGACGAGATCATCAGGGCCTACTCGGCCTGCGGCGGGTACGTGGAGGGCGACCCGGAGACCGACCAGGGCTGCGTGATGGCCGACGTGCTGGCCTACCTCAAGTCGGAGGGCCTGCGCGACACTACCGGCCAGCTGCACCGGATCGCCGGCTACGCGTCCTTCGGCAACCCGGCGGACGAGATCCTGCTCGGCCAGGTGCTCGACGTGTTCGGCTCGGTCTACGTGGGCTTCAACGTCCAGGCCCACATGATGGACGAGTTCGAGCACGGCGACGTGTGGACCTGGGAGCGCGGGGACCAGCTGGTCGGCGGGCACTGCGTCCCGCTGCAGCGCCGCGAGCCGGCTGCCAGCCGCCACGGAATCCTGGACTACGTGACCTGGGGGACTGTCCAGCACGCCGACTTCGGCTGGCAGGCCAACGCGGTGGAGGAGGCCTGGGCCGTCGTCACCAACGACTGGCTGGAGGCCAACGGCGAGACCGCCGAGGGGCTGAACCTGACCCAGCTCCTGTCGGACATGCGCTACGTGACGTGATGCCCCGTGCCCGAATCAGCCCTGGTCACCTTGATCACCGGTGCGGGGGTGGCCGGGGTGTTCTGCGTGCTGTTCGTCACCGGCATGGTCTACCCGCGCGGGGTCGTCGAGGACCTGCGGGCTGAGCGGGACGCGCTGCGCCAGGCGGTCACCGCCGAGCGGGACCGGGCCGATGCCGCCGTGTCAGCGGCCCAGGCGACCCGGGACGTGTTCACGGCCATCAGGGCCGGCATCGAGCTGACGGCAGCCACGCACCGCACTGCCGATCAGAGCGGGCAAGCAGGCAGGGAGGTGCTGCCGCCGTGAAGCTGCCGTGGAAGCGCCGGTCCGAGCGCAAGAGGGACGTGCGCGCCGCGCTGCGCCAGGCCCAGCGGTCCCGCCAGGCGGCGCGCACGGCCGAGAAGCTGGCGGCCGAGCTGCGGCAGATCGAGGGCGACAAGCTGGCCGAGGCCATCATGGAGGGCCTGGTCAACGGGGAGGAGCACGGGTGACGCCAAGCCCGGTGCTGGTCCTGCTCCTCAAGATCTTCCTGTGCACCTCGCTGAGCGGGCTGGCCTTCTGGATCGTCGATTACTCGCTGCACCGCGGCTGGTCCAACGCGCTGGGCCGCACCCTGCTGGTCAAGTCGTTCCTCCTGCTGGGCCTGCTGGGCCTGTCCGCGCTGAGCGTGTTCCTCAACCTCAACCGCAACACCTCGATCGCGGTTGCCTGGCTCCAGGTGGCGCTGCTGGCGCTCATCGGCCCGGTGATGGTCTGGCGGTCGCTGGTGTTCCGCCGGGTTGCCCGGGCAACCCGGCGGTGCCCGAACGGCCACGTCGTGTCGGCGCTGGCCATCTACTGCCCGCGCTGCGGCGAGCCCATCTCAGCTCAGGGGCGGCGCGCCGATTAACCCGGCAAGACGCACAGGCCGAGCAGGAGAGGCGCGCAGACATGCCGACTGCCAGCAACACGTTTCCTGGCACTCCGTTCGAGGGCTTCTCGCTCTCTCACGCCGCCATCCTGGACGGCACGACCGGAGCCGAGAGCGCCACGGTTTACGGTGTCCGGAACGGGACCATCAGCACTGACCAGGGAAACTACGAAAACACTGGCGATGACGTAGTTCTCTCCGAGCACTTCTGGATCAACTTCGCGAACGTGACCATTGAAGAGGGCTTCATCCCCTTCAGCACCATCGCGAAGATCACCGGCACGGGGGTCTCCAGCTCGGGTGCCGCGGGCGCGGACTACTACGCCATCCCGCTGTGGACCCTGGCTTCCATGAACCAGGTGACCCAGCCGCTGGCCATCCGGGTCCCGGCCAAGGACGCCGGAGGCCAGGTCAGGACTCTCGACTTCGTGCTCTACCGGGTGCAGTTCCAGCCGTTCAACTTCACCGGCCCGAGCTACAAGACCGGCCTGAGCTGCAGCATCGCCGGGCGCGCGCTGTTCTCCAACGTCAACGAGATCGGCCAGTCCCTGCCGTCGTCCTACGGCGGCACCTCGGGCACCTCGGGCATGTCCATCGGCCGCCTGGTCAGCTCGCCAGGTAACCTGACCGGCGCGTTCACGCCGGTGCCCTTCCAGAGCGCCGGGTCCGGGGGGATCGTCTGATGGCACGGGAACGCAAGAACTGGCCCGACGACGGCACGCACAGCGAGGCGCCGGGCTTCCCGGTGCCCGAGGGCATCAAGGGCTGGTGCTTCCGGTGCCAGGCCTACTGCGGCGGCGAGGGGATCAAGTGCGGGTGCTGCGCCGGCAACCCGCCGCCGGAGGCCGGCGCGCCTGCCACCGGGGGCGACGCCCTGGAGCGCCAGCAGAAGGACCCCGACCTCAAGGACAACAGCGGATCAAGGCCGTAGGAGGAGCAGTGGCAGAGCGCAAGTCCGCTGAGGAGCGGGCCGCCGACCGCGCCGAGGGCGTGCACGGGCAGCACCGGATGCAGCAGCCGGAAGAGCCCCGGCGCGGGCAGGACAAGAACGCCCGGCCGGCCGTCGAGGACGGGGAGCAGGTCGAGCCCGGCCTGCCGCGGGCGAACCGGCCCGAGGACCGGGACACCGGGGAGTACGAGCGCGAGATGTCCGGCCGCCGCGGCGGCCGCCGCGGTCGCGGCGGGGACGCCGAGCGCGAGGAGTACGAGCGGGAGCGCGAGCGGGACAGCCAGCTGCCCCTGGAGGAGCGCCGCCCCGAGTACCTGACCGAGGAGGAGCGCACCGAGCAGGTGGAGCACGTGCACCGCATCGCGCCTCCCGGTTACTCGCCGACCGCCGGGCTCGGCGAGCGCGAGTAGCGGGCCGATAAGCGCCGGGAGCGCACCCTGCGCTCCCAGAGTCCCGGGGAGGACCGATGGCGGACGACGACAGCGAGCTGGACCGGCTGGACCCCCAGCCTGCCACTCTCAAGCTGAGCACCGGGCTGCAGGTGGACCTGGTGCGGCTGCGCACCCGGCAGTTCTTCCGGCTGCTGCGGGTGCTGACCCACGGAGCCGGGCCCGCCATGATGCGGGCCGGGCTGGACTTCAAGGCCGGCGCGGAGCAGTTCACCGCCCAGCTGCTCACCCTGGTGGTGATGTCCATCCCGGACGCCGAGCAGGAGGCCGTCGCCTTCCTGCAGTCGATGCTCAAGCCGTCCGGGCTGGCTGAGGGCCGCAAGCTGACCAAGCAGCAGGACGAGGACAACGAGGCGCTGTGGGAGCGGTTCAACACCGACCTGTTCAACCCCGAGCTTGAGGACCTGATCGACCTCATCGAGGCCATCGTGCGCCAGGAGGCGCCAGAGCTGCAGGCCCTGGGAAAACGACTGCAGCAGATGATGAAGATGTTCCAGGCGACGGGCCAGGACAAGGAGGAGGCCGAGCCGGAGGCGAGCCAGCAGGACCTGGCATCGTCGGGGTCTTCGCCAGCACGTTCGACCTCCTCTCCAGCGAGTACGGATGGGGAGACGAGCGCATCCTCGACCTCCCGCTCTGCCGGCTCCGGCAGGTCGTCGAGGCGGTCACCGGCCGCCGCGAGCGCGACCGGGTAGCCCGGCTGCGGCTAGCTGAATGGCAGGTCAAGACAGTGTGCGCGTTCATCGGGGCGCAGGCCCAGGTCGATGTCAAGAAGACGAACGGGCGCAACCCGCTGGTCGAGCTGGCCCAGTCGATCGACATCCTGGCCCCGCCGTCCGCCCTGGACCAGCTGCGCGGCGAGCGGGTGGCCGACGACTGGCAGGACGACCCGCGGCTGGCCCCGCGGGTCCCCGCTGACCCTGAGAGCGGCGTGGAAGCCGCGAACTCCCCGGGGTCCTACGAGGCATTCGCGGCCATGTTCGGCGCCCAGCGCCCGCCTGGGCCGCCGCCAGGAGGTGATGAGGGGTGACCCGCAGCGAGTTCGAGCAGGGGATGGCCGCCGGCCGGATGTATGCCCCGTCGCCGTGGTGGGTGCTCGGCTGGTGGTGGGGGACCTGGCTGGGCGCCTGGGACAGGGGCCTCCGGGAGCTGGCCCGGTGAGCTGGCTGGGGCCCGGCAGCAAGCTGCTGGTCGTGCGGCTGTGGCACGCGCTGTTCGACGGGACGCGGGCCTGCCGGTGCGCCCGCAGCCGCCGCTGGCTGGAGATGCTGCGGGAGTGGGAGACGATCGAGTCCGGCG